GGACTGAGTTTTGGTTAGGATGTCTATTCTTGCTATTATGAGTTTTAACTGACTTTTATCAAAGTCAATTAAATCTTTTTCAATAGCAAGACACCAAGACAGCTCTTCTTTCATTATTGGACTGTTTACGAGATCAGTTTCAACCACAAGAATGTGATTTCTTGATGATTCAAAATGATCTTTTAAACCGTCTCAATGATAAAGAGGTTGCAGCACTCCTGACGGGACGCCAGTTCCGTGTATAGTGTCGTGCGTAATATAGTTAGAATCATTCAGACATGTCTGATGAAACTTTCTCATACTACGTATGAAACTCAGTGGCGTGTCAATGCGGACACGATTCACCGCGACACCATCATTTCGGGTAAACTTACGATATAATCGAGTTGAAACTTTGAAACTATGTTTCTTCTTTCTTCTCAACTTATCAATAAGTTTACTACGCGACCTATTCGCACACTTGAGTCATGTTAATTGAATAACACAATCAAGTGTCTCATCACTCTCATTAGGTCATCTTTTGATAGTATCTTTGAAACTAACAAAAGAGCCTAAGTTTGCATGATGAGGTGACACTGAATGAATGAATTGTAACAATGTCGTTTCATTGACAAGTCAATTCTTTTCATTCTTTACTAGTGTCATGAGACGAGAGGAAGCTACTGAGCGTCAAGAACTCAGAGGATCTGAATCGCAGAGATCAAAGGTAAACCCTCTATCGTGCATGATCAAATTCGCTAAGGCTGGCGCCTTTTTGAATAAGTTCAGCGGGATAGGACTGATTTCCTTTCCTCTACGAAATAGCCTCTTCGCTATTTCGCACGGAAGTGAATCAACTGGTGAAACAGAGTCGCGTTGATCTATATCAACACCGATCTGTTTAAGGATCTGGATATAGCTTTTAGCTACACGTTTATTAAAGATGACAACGTCATCTCCAATAATCATGTAGTTAGAAAACTTTCCATCCTTTCTCACCCTGTTGGCCGCAACTCTAACTAGCACATGGTTAGTAATAGCCATGGCTGGTCAAGAGCTGTAAAGACCCATCGGTTGACCTACTTTATAAGTCAACTGATCGGTCCGGTCCCCTTCTCTGTAAGTGAATGGGAAGCCAACCATAACTTTGTATCAAGATTCTGCAAGCTCAGGAGCTTGTCAGTATTCTGATAACACTGTTTTGGTTATCTCAGCAGGAATCCTGTCTGTGGCAGTCTTGAGATCTACGGAGTATGCTTTACGCCGTTTATCTCAATTGCCTAAGACAATGTTCTTAATGTCATTAGATTTAAATGTTACGTCGCTCTGATATTTCTTCAGAAACTTCATAAGATTTAAATGTAATGGCTTAAGAACATAATTAGAAAGCCAGTCACCAATAGCGATTACTCGGGTTTTACCCTCGTAGTCTGCTATCGCCGACAGCCTTCTAACAGGACCCTCTGGGATATGAGGTATTATAGGAATCAAATTCAACACATTTGTGAAGGATTTGTCATCCCACTCCGAGATGAAGTGTGAACTGAGAGAGTTCAACTCATCTAGGAGCTCTGGTGATCTACTACGTTCAACTGGAATTGACTCCATAGCGGGCCCAAATGGACCTGCTTTGTTTGATCAAAACCGGCTAACCGCCGTAGATTCCCAGTAAAATAGCTCATCTCTTCCTATTCCTAAGTTCGGTCAACTCTCAGAAATTTCTTTCTGAATGTTGGTTAATGATGAGGTTCCTTTGTAAGGATTTACAATGGATTCAACATTAATCTTAGGAACGTCCATCAAGTCTCTTGAACGTCATAATACGGATAAAACCGCTATGGCGAACTCGTTTCTTGACATTCGTTCCTCTACCGACCTTAGATTGACTAGACTACCAGACTTAAATTTCAGAACCTTTGATCATAGGTTGATCTCCGGTTCGTAGGTTTGTTGTCCTAAAGAAACTCTTATAAAGTGTTTCCTTAGAAACTTCAAACCCTTAATTCTGGAAGTCCGGTCAATGCTAACTTTTCAAAGTTTGTTCATAGCTTTCATCATTTTAATGATGAGAACTACGTCAAACTTTGACAATGACAGAAATTTTCTCAAATGAGAGATCGATTCTTTCATTTCAGATTCCGATCAAATCGGACTCTTATCTGAAAGAAAAGGTTTCTTCATCGGGAAAATAGTTTGCACGTGTCCACTTTTAACGGTGGTGCGTTCATTCGAAGAACTGCTAACACGGGGAGATACTTGAG